ATGATGAAATCTGGAATGCTGCCACCTCCTCCTGAAGAAATGATGGAGGTTGATTTCATGGTGGAATATGTGAATCCTGTATCAGTTTCAATGAGATCAGTAGAACTCAATGCAGTTTCACAATTGATGCAATTCATTATGCCTTTGGCACAGATTGATCCTATGGCAATTGAAAGACTCAATATTAGTAGAATTACTGAATTGGGTGCAGAAATCCTACGTGCTCCTGCATCTGCAATTAGAACGAATGAGGAAATGCAACAGATTATGGAAGCACGGCAACAACAACAAATGGCAGAACAACAGATGCTTGCAGGACAGATGGCATCTGAAGTTGATAAAAATGTTGCTGATGCGGAAGCAAAGAGAAGAGTTAATTGATGTTTAAAAAAGAGGAACGTAGAAGAACTTTATATTATGAGCTTTTTAACAGTCCTGCTGGTAAGGAGGTATTAGCTGATCTAAGCAGGAACTATAAAATACTCAGTACAACCTTCGTGGAAGGTGATTCTCATCTTTCTGCCTTTAAGGAAGGTGCACGATCTGTTGTAATGAGTTTAATGCAGCTTGCAAGATCTTCCCCACAGGAGGTTATGCAACATATCAAAAAACTAGAAGCTGAATATGGAAGAACCGACCAGTGAACCCGTTGCGAATGAAGTACCAGCGGATAATTCACCATCCTTTGATTCAACCAGTCTCCCTGGAGATTTAGCTGATGAACCGAGCCTTCGTAACTTCGATTCTGTCGATAAGTTGGCTCAAAGCTATGTCCATCTTGTACGAAAGATGGGAGCACCGCCTGAAAACTTTGTCCAAGTCCCTAATGCAGGAGAATCTTGGGATGGAGTATATCAGGCACTAGGAAGGCCAGAAGAACCATCAGGCTACAGTTTTGATGATTATGAAAATCAGCCAGGACAGTTTGATGAATTCAGAGGCAAAGCACACCAGTTGGGTCTGACTCAGAATCAGGCAGAGAAATTGTTGGAAATTTCTTCACAGGAACAACAACAAAACTCTAAGATGCAGCAACAGCATATGGAACAACTGGAAATGGAAGGCCAACAAGCCTTGATGAAGGAATGGCCTGGAAAAGAGTATGACAAGAATATGGAATTTGCTCGTCGTGCTTTTGGACAGTTCGCAACTCCTGAACTTCTTCAGTTTGTTGAAGATACAAGGATTGGAGATCATCCTGAAATCATCAAAATGATGTCTAACATAGGCAAAAGTTTTGCTGAACATCAATTGTTAGTGGGCACAGACTCACCAACTCAACTCTCACCAGTCAATGCACAGCAGAAGATTGATGAGAAATTTGGAGACAAAGACTTTAATGAAGCGTATTTGAACAAGGAACATCCAAATCATGATTCTGCAGTGAAGCAGATGTCACGATTGTTCCAAAGTGCAAACGAATAATCGGAAGCACTTGAAGTCCATGTGAAACCTTTCGGGAGACAATCGCTTTAGCGACCTCCCTGTAGGAAGGGTTCGGAGTCCAGGAATGGGCAACTCCCTTTGACAGTTGGACACCCAACTTAAACTACTTAGAAAGGTATCCTATGGCATATGATGCTATAAATACCTCCATGGTGAAGCAGTACTCTGCGAATGTGCAGCATCTGCTCCAACAAAGAGGTTCAAGGCTTCGAGGGGCCGTAACCCTTGAAACAGGCAAGATCGGTGAAGAGGTCTTCATGGATCGTGTCGATGCTACCGATGCGGTAGAGGTCACATCCCGTCATGCGGATTCTCCGCTGATGGATGTCCCACATGATCGCAGACGGGTAACACCGAAAGATTATGACTGGGGTAAGCTTGTAGACAATCCCGATAAATTGCGTCTAATTATGGACCCTACCAGTGCATACGTTGAGTCGGCTGCAATGGCAATGGGACGTAAGATTGATGACATCGTCCTTTCTGCTGCTCATGGAACTGCATATGGTTCTGGAACGAGTGCAGGTGCTGATGCCAATGAAGCAATTGTATGGCCTGCAGATGCAAGTCAGGATATTGCTGTTGATTTTCAGCAAGATGGGACTACAGGGACAAATAAGACCCTTACCGTCGATAAGCTCATCCGAGCACAACGCATACTTCAACAAAATGAAGCAGATGACTATGATGCAAGTGGACGTTCTCCACTTTTCATTGTTTGTTCATCGGCCCAGATTGAAGGCATGTTAAATGATGATAGTTACAAAAACCGTGATTATTCACCTCTGTATGCTCTGTATACAGGTGATGTGGATCATTTCATGGGATTCAACTTCATCAGAACTGAAAAAACCAGTGTCACAAGCAGTGTGGAAGATGTTTTATGCTTCCATCGTGCTGGACTTGGACTCTGCATCTGGGAAGACATTGTTGCCCGTGTAGATGAACGTCCTGACAAACGGTTCAGCCAGTACATCTACTTTCGGATGACGATGGGTGCTACACGTTTAGAAGAAAAGCGTGTTCTCAAAATCAAATGTGCAAACGCTTAATCTGAAAGGAAAATTATGGCTGCAATAGTAGCAGGAACGGCTGCATCGTTCCACGCAACTGAAATGGCAAAAACTGCCCAAGGTGGTGCTGTAAAGCCCACAATGTTAAATGTCGCCTCTAGTGGTGGACGTATGCGTATGTGGTACGACACCATTACAATAGGCACAACCAATTCCGCATCTTGGACTACTGGTAACTTTGCAACAATTGCTGTGTTACCAAAGATGGCTAAAGTATGGAGTATTAAGATCCATCAAACAGCTACTCTTGGTTCAGGTGCAACTCTAGCCGTAGGATATTTACCTACCGATGGCACAACTGCAGGTGCAGACGCAACCTTTAAGGCTGCTGCTGCTGCTACAAGTGCACAATGGTTGGTGGATGGAATATCTGGAATGGTAGTAGGAAGTCCTGGTACTGAACTTCCTGCTGAATCCTACATCACTCTTATGCTTGTGGGTGCGACTGCCAGTGGTACTGGTGTGATCCGCTCGTATGTAGAGTACACAATCGACTAAGGAGGCTAAATGGCGGGTGCTGTTGATATTTGCAATATTGCGTTGACCAATCTTGGTGAACAAAAGATTGTTTCTCTTGATGAGAATAATGAACGTGCCCGTCTAAGCAAACTTAGGTTTGATGACGTACGGGATACCGTGCTGCGACTCCATCCGTGGAATTGTGTCACGGCCCGTACTATCCTAAACAGAGACACAGATACTCCTGCATGGGGGTATACCTACCAGTATTCACTACCTAGTGACTGCATCAGAGTCCTTGCAATCCATGATGCAACTATTGCATATAGGATAGAAGGATCAAAACTCCATACGGATTCAGGAACCATAAAACTAAAGTATATTCAAAGACCTTCTGATTTGACGGTTCTTGATGCAAATGTAGTCAATCTCATTGGGATTCGACTTGCATGGGAGTTGGCAGAACCTCTAACTGCCAAAACTGCCCTTAAAACTGAAATGTGGCAGAAGTTCACATTAGAGTTGGCAACCACCAGAAGTATGGATGCCACAGAAGGGACACCAGAATATTTTCATGGTTCAACATGGTTGGATGGAAGAATGGGTGCATTCACTGATCCATGGAAACCTATTGATGCACCTGCAGAAGGTTATTCTAAAATCTGATGGCAACTAAGTATCGGGTTCAGAACAGTTTTGCAGCAGGAGAACTGTCACCCAAGATGTATGGTCGGTATGACACCGAACTGTACAAACAGGGGACTAAACAGATGAAGAATTTTGTTCCTCTTCTTCAAGGTCCTGCAAAGAGAAGACCTGGAACTTATTATGCTGCTGATGCCACAACAAACACTTCAGAGGGTTCAAGATTGATTCCTTTCCATTTTGGAGAATCAGATAGTTATGTTTTAGAATTCAGTAATAACAAGATCCGATTCTTCACTCAGAATGGTCAGTTGAAAGAGTCTGGTTCTGTAGCATCAATAGCAATTGCGGGGGGTGTTGGTATCGCAACTGTCGATACGATTGTCAA